GGCGGTGATTTCCTATGTGCGGACGTTGCGCGAATTTGCACTGGAAAGCGTGCATGGCAACCGCGCCAGTGCCGACCGGTTGACGGCGGCGCAGAGCGGGCGGGCTTTGGAGTTGATGAATCAGGGGTTGATTTGGTTGGCGGACAATCTGCGCATTTCATACGGTGATGGCGGCGTGCTGGCGCTGATGAAAATGGTGGTGAAGGCCTCGCAGATTTTTCCGCTGACCGTGATGGGTGAGCGCGTGGTGCCGATGGACCCCGGGCAAAGGCTGAGTTTACGCTGGCCACGATGGTATCCGCTTTCGGCTGATGACCGGTTGAAGGAAGCCCAGGCCGTGGCGACTTTGGTGAATGCCGGGCAGCTCTCACGCGAGACCGGGCTTAAAAATATTGCGGCGGCGCATGGAATTTCGGACGTTGAGGCCGAGATGAACGCGATTGCCGAGGATGCGCCGTAACGTTGGTGCCGATCGTTTTTTAATTCGGGGACATTGATGAAGAAATTATGTGCTGCCATGGCCCTGCTGGCCTGGCCGGGTTTTGCCGTGGCGGCATCGCCGCCGTCACAATCGGCGACGTCTCTGCCGTTTAATTTGGGCTGGGGGTGGGAGCAGGCGCTCAGTGCCGGGGCTGGTGGTTGGTCGCCACTCGCGCTGGATGGCAACCAGAACCTGAATGTGAATGTGCAGGCGGGGGCGGTGGCGCAGGGGGCGGGCAATGCGGCTTCGCCTTGGTATATCATCGATAATTATAACGCGCCTTTCGCCGCCGTGACGGCGATGACGCCAGGCACCGCCTATAGCGCCGGGCGCAGCGTGCAGTTGGATTGCACGGGCTCTGGCGCGGTTTCGATGCAGCTCTCGGGCGGCGGGGCGGAGACCATTAATGTGATCGCGGCGCCGGCCTCGCAGATTCTGCCGTTTGCTGTCACGCAGATCAACGTGAGCGGCACGACGGCGACTTGCACCTACAGGAACCTGAACTGATGAAGGCATTTCTTGGCGCGTTTCTGTTTGTTCTGGCGCTGTGTGGCGGGGCTGTGGCTGCGCCGACGGGGTCGTCTTATCCGGCGATTCCGTTCTCGTATCTTGGTGCCGTGAGTGGGGCGGCACCGCTCGATGCCAATGGTATGGTGCCAGCGTCGGAGACTTATCCGCGCGGGAGTTTCGCACCGTGCGGGGGCAACTGGGGGTTGGCCGATGCCGGCCAGCTGCCCTCGCTGGAAGGCGAAACGAATATTCTGAATTATACCTGTTCGGGGCCGGTTTCAGCGGTCAAGCTGAAAATTCCGGCGGCTTATATCGTCTCGGGAAATGAGGTGCCGATGCCTAACATCGTGTTCCACCATATTTCGGTGGTTTACGGCGGGCTTACGACGCCACGTTACCTGACCGTGAATGGCAATGAGTGGATTGCCGTGCCGCCCAACAGCAGCGACATCTGGACCGACCCACTGCCGCTCTATGGGGAGCCGACCAGCTCAATTCAGATTCGGTATGGCACCTTTGTGGCCACGGCACCGACTGTTACGGGAGCGACGGCGTCTGGTGGCACGCTGGCTGTGGGGGCGCATTATTACAAGGTGACATGTCTTGTGCCGACTAACCTGGTCTACCCGCAGAATTACGCCGAGAGCGGACCGAGCAACGAGGTGAGCGCGACGACGACAAGCGGCACGCAGAGCGTGACTTTGAGCATTACGCCTAACGCTTATTCACCGCTGGGGTGCTCGGCGGCTGATGTTTATAGCGCTACTTCGAGCGGCAATGAGGTTTATCTGGCCAGGGTGACAGACCCAAATGCCGCTGGTTCAAGCGCGAGCTTTACCTATAGCGACACAGGGGCTGTGAGTAATGGTACGGCTGCGCCGCCCGCAGTGAACCGCTATCAGTTGATTGAGACGATGCATGCGGGGGATCACTCGAACAGCCCGTCTTTTGGAGATGCCGGCACCGATATTACCGGTACAACGAGCAATTCAGGGACATATGGGGGGCCTACGGACGCTTATTCTCAAAATGCGATTGCTGCGCCAGAAGCGGTTTATGGGGCGACCGTGGCGGCTGCTAACCCGGCGATTTGCGGGCTGGGCGATAGCCGCATGGAGGGGCGAGGGGTTATGGGCGGAAGTTCGGTGAATAACCTTGGCCCCAATCTAGGCAACTGGTTCAACCAGACGTTTCCCGCAGGCACCTATGACACGGTTAATACCGGCATCTCAGGGAGTTATTTAGGCTCGGTTACGGGTGCGGCAACATCGAGCGCAGCTGACCGTATGGGAATGTTCGTGGGATGCAAATATGTCATCAATGAACTGGGTATAAATGATATTGATACAGGTACGAGTGGCTCGCAACCATGGCAGGTTGTGGCGGCGTGGGATTTGCAGCTTGCGCAAGCCTTTTATAAGAGCGGCGTGCGGTTTGTGCAGACCGTGCCCTATATGGCGGGGACCTCTACCGATAATGGCATAGGTGGTTATACCAACTTCACGCCCTATGCCACGGAGCCGCAGCGCGAATTGTTGGCGAGCTGGATGCGAAATGGCGGTCTGGCCGTGACTTGCACGGCGAATGGGGTAATTTCCGGGACGACATTGACCATCAGCGGCTCGAGCTGTGCGGCCTGGGCGGTGGGGTCGCCGGTTAGTTTGACTGGCGGTTCCGGCGATACCTACATCACCGCGCTGGGCACCGGTACGGGCGGTAACGGGACCTATACGGTGAATAACAGCCAGACTGTGAGTGGCACGATTTCTGAGCTTGTGCCGGTGCAGAGCGGGGGGGCGGCGACGCCTTACATCTACGCCTTCTATGATCAGGCGGCGGCACTTGGTGAGGTGAATGCGGCTGGCGTGCCGACGCTCAATGGTGGCTATTGGCCTGCGGCCCAGCTGGTTGGCAGTGGCACGGCAGGCGGTACGCCGACGACCACGAGCATTCCCATCTCGGCGATCACGATCTCAGGGTTGACCGTCGCTGCGCATAATCTTTCGGGGTATGACATCAAGTTTACCAGCGGTGCCGCCAATGGCCAGTCTTGCATGATTTCGGATAACCCGAACGTAAGCACCATGACGTGTAACGGTGGCAATACGAACCTGACAGTGGCACCGGCTTCGGGCGATGCCTTCAATGTTTATGCCCCCCAGACCTTTGATGGGCTGCATGCCACGATTTTCGGAGATACGAACATGGTGAACGGGAGCAATGTGTTTGGGTATCCGAATTTCTCGACCTGGGCCGCGGCGCATCTGGTCGCTTATTGAGAGGGCGGCCGATGAGTGATGACAGCAATGATGCCGATGAATGGCAGATTCGGGCGCAAACCGCCGAGGCGGCCTTGAACCGGCTGCAGGCTGAGGCGAATGCCAGGCTGATACGGGCCGAGCTGAAAGCCGAGGCGGTGCGGGCCGGGATGATCGACCTGGATGGGCTGAAGCTGATTGATGCGGCTGAGGTCCGGTTGACCGAGGCCGGTGAGATCGAGGATGCGCAAGGTTTGCTGGGGCGGCTGAAGCGCGCCAAGCCCTGGCTGTTTGGGGGCGGTGCGTCATCGTCGGTGGCGGCGAACCCGCCCCGGCCTGAGCCGCCCCGGCCGCGCCATGCCAACGAACTCAGCCAGGAAGAATGGCTGCATGCGCGGGCCGCGCTGATCCGCCGCCGCTGATCTGAGATTCTGCGTTGTCGCAGGAAACGCCAATGGGGATGCCCTTTGGCTTGGTGAAACACGTCTAGACAGAAAGTTGTTACGGAATGGGCATTTCCAATTTTCCAGCCATTTTGCAGCCGATCATTCAACAGGGGTTTCTGGAGCGGGAGTTTCAGACGGCGCTGAGTTCGCGCCTGGGCTACCGCCTGGTTGCCGACCGCGAGGAGTTTGCGGTGGGTATTGGTGAGACGCTGACCAAGACCCGCGCCGGGCTCAAGCCCAGCGTGACCACGCCGCTCTCGGCGTCGACCAATACCAACCTCGATAACGGCCTTACCTCGACCAACTGGGGGGTGGAGCAGTATACGATTACTTTGAATTTCTATGCCGCCACGCAGGACCTGAATATGGTGACCTCGCGGGTGGGCATTGCCTCGCAGTTTTTGCAAAATGCCGCCACCAATGGCGAGCAGGCGGCGCGCTCGCTTGATGAACTGGCCCGCAATGCGCTGTTTGCGCCGTATTTTGGCGGCAATACGCGGGTGAATACGACGCTCTCCTCGGCTGGTGCCGCCGTGTCAGTGGATGATGTGCGCGGATTCCAGACTGTGTTTGTGAATGGCGTGCAGCAGGGCGTGTCTTCGACCTATCCGCTGGCTGCCACGGTGGGTTCGAATTTGTATTCGATTGTTGGTGTAACGGTGGATGCCACTAACGTTTCGACCGCGCCGAACGGTGTGTCTGGCCAGCTTTTGTTTGCGGGCAATGTGACGGTGGCCGATGGCACGGCCGGCAATGGCGTGAAGGCCGCGACGGCGAGTGCCATTATCCGGCCCTCATCGCGCGCCACCACGGCGGGCATTACCGCCACCGATACGCTGACCATGAGCAATTTGTTGGACGCCGTGGCGCTGCTGCGCCGCAATGCCGTGCCGACCATCGATGGCGTGTATAATTGCTATCTCGACCCGGTTTCGGCTCGTCAGTTGTTTTCTGACCCGGATTTCAAGCAGCTGTTTCAGGGGGTGTCGTCGTCCAACCCGGTGTTCAAGCAGGGTATGGTCAGCGACTTTTTGGGCCTGCGCTTTATTACCACAACGGAAGCCTATGTGCAGACGCACCCCAGCATTAGCGGGCTTTATGTGCGCAGGCCGATTGTGTGTGGGCAAGGCGCGCTGATTGAGGGTGATTTTGCCGGTATGGCCGGTGATGATGTGGCGCCCAAGGATAGTTTGGTGAACGTGATTGATGGCGTGGCCATGGTGACGCGCGAGCCGATTGACCGGTTGCAGCAGATTATTGCGCAATCCTGGTACTGGATTGGCGGGTTTTGTGCGCCGTCTGACACCACTACCACCTCGACGACCGTGCCGACGGCGACCAACGCCAATTACAAGCGCGCAGTGATGATTGAGCATATCGGCTGAGGAGGCAGATACATGGCTACTGGTGCGACCCAGCCGTTCCGCCCTGCCGGGACGGTCGTGGTGTCTGCCTCCACGGTTGCGGCGAGTGCCGCGCTCAGTGGCGGGGGCTCTGCGCTGCTTATTTATAACTCGGCCCCCAGCCCGGCTTTTGTGCGGCTTGGGGCGAATTCCAGCCTGACGGCGACGATTTTGGACACGCCGATTCCACCGGGGAGCCGCATGCTGGTGGATGCCAGCCCGTTTGTGAGCAACGTGGCGGTGATTTTGAGCGATGGCACGGGGCTGGTTTATTTCACACTCGGGCACGGGGACACGTACTGATGTCTGGCAGCACCATTGTGGCGTTTACCGACGCGCAGAAGACCGAGATACGCCGGTTTTGCGGCTATCCGGCCTATGGCGCGGGGGCGGCGGGGTTTTCATCCTGGCGGTTTTTTCAGGCCTTTGGAACGCTGGAATACCGGCTGAATAATCTGGCCCCCGCCGAAATGGCCGTGGTGCTGCAATATGTCTCGACGCTGGAGGCGATTGAGGCCTCGGTGCCGGGGACGGTGAATAACCTCGACACGGAGAGCGCGGCCGCGTGGACGCATAATGAGGATGAGCTGAAGGACCGGTTGGCCCTGCTCGACTCATGGCGGCGGCGGCTGTGCGGATTTCTCGGACTGCCACCCGGCCCGGCTCTGGGGTCGTCTGGCATCACTTTGGTGGTGTGAGATGAACGGGCTGCGTTTGGCCGACAGGCTCGCCTATGGGGCCGGGTGCGCGGCAAGGCGGGTGGGGTATGAGCATGATGTGTTCAGGACAGATGTGCCGGACGCGCCGCTTGACCCTGCCCGCCTGGTGTTGAGGGCACATGTGGCGTTTGTGCTGCCCAGTGGGGCGGTGAATGCGCCAAACCCGCTGGGCAACCCGTTCCGCCAGGCTTGGGCGGATTGGAGCTATTTGCACACCGGGGACTATTTGGTGGGGCCAGAAGGGGTGGCGTTTATTGCCGCCATTGAGCCGCCCAAGCCGATGCTGGTGGTGATGACCAATTGTGTTGTTGCCCTGGTGCGGCCAGCCTCGCCCGTGGCGGCGGGGCTGAATGTTTATGGTGCCATTCTGCCCCAGACCGAGACGGTGCTGATGGCGGGGTTTCCCGCCAGTCTGCTGACCGGAGGCACGGGCGATCGGACCAAGGTGGGGTTGCCAGATGATTCGCGCATTCCGGGCTTTGTGGGGCTGATACCGGCGATTGAAGGTGTGGTGCCGCGGGTGGCGGATTTGCTGGAAAATGAGCGGGGCGAGCGCTTTGCCGTTGCGGGGGTTGAACGCATTGACGGGGTGTGGCGGCTGTCTCTGATACAGGCGGTGAGCTGATGGCGGACCAGGCGGATGTGGAAGCCGCGTTGGCGGCGATCGTGGCCAATGCGGTTTACCCTAATGGCACTAGCGCGCCCAGCGCGATTGGCGGGGTGTGCCGGATTTATCGCGGGCAGCCCAATGCCCCGGCTTTGGATAAGGATTTGGCGCAGGGGACCGCGCATGTCACCATTATGGCTGATGTGGGCGTGAAGAATGTGACGCGCTACCCGCGGCGCTGGGATGAGTTGGCGCCGGTGACGGCCAGCCTGGCTGTGAGTGTTGCCGAGCTCTCGGTGAGTTTTGCCGGTGTTTGTGCGGTTGGGCAGTTGGTGGGGGTTAGGGTTGATTCTGTGCCCTTTCCTTATGCCGTGCAGGCGACTGATACGCCAGCGACGGTGGCCAGCAATGTGGCAGCTTTGCTTCGGGCGGCCGGGCTGATTGTGACGTATGGCGGTGCGACGCTGAGCCTGCCCGCGGCGCGGGTGGTTGTGGCGCGGGTGGTGACGGGGGCGCGCTCTGTGCAGGAGATCAGGCGTCAGGAGCAGATGTTTCGGGTGCAGATGTGGTGCCCCGCCCCTGCTGTACGTGATGCGTTGGCGCCGGTGATTGATGTGGGCCTGATGGCTGCGAATTTCATACCGTTGGCGGATGGGTCTTACGCGCGGGTGAAATTTGTCGGTGGGCAGACGGAAGACAGTGCGGCGAATGCCACGCTGTATCGGCGTGATCTTGTCTATCAGGCTGAGTATCCGACCATTCTGACACAGATGACGCCGGCCATGCTGTTCGGAACCACCGAGGTTACGGCGGATGCTGTGATTATCGATACTATTTCAAACTGAGGATCAACATGACATTCCACCTTGTGGTGCTGAAAGCCTTTGAAACTTACCAGCGTGGCGATTTGATTACCGATGGTGCGGTGGTCGCCAAAATTCTTGCCGGCCCGCAGGCCGGGTTTGTGGTGCGCGTGGCGCCCAAGGGGAACTGAGAGATGCCGATTATTCAGCAAGGTGCGGTGAATACCACAGCACTTATTGTGCCCGATTTATATGTGCAAATTGTGCCGCCGCAATCGCTGTTGCTCAATGGCGTGCCGACCGATGTGGTGGGCGCGGTGGGCACGGCCGGGTGGGGGCCGGTGAATGAGCCCAGTATTATTGGCAGCATGAGTGATTATGCCGCCACATTTGGCGCCGTCATGGCGCGCAAATATGACATGGGCACGCAGGTGGCGACCGCTGTGCAGCAGGGGGCGGGGAATTTTCGCTGTGTGCGGGTGACGGATGGCACGGACAGTGCGGCCTCGCTCACCGTGCTGGCAGCGCTGACGCTGACGGCGATTTATACCGGCAGTTTGGGTAATGAGCTGGCCGTAACGTTTTCGGCTGGGTCGGCGGCCAGCACGTGGCGGGTGACGATTGCGCTGCCTGGCCAGACGCCTGAGGTGTTTGATAATATTGCAGGCACTGGCGCGGCGTTTTGGGCTAATTTGGCCAATGCCATCAATGTTGGGAATGGCGTATTGCGCGGGCCTTCGCAGCTGGTGGTGGCAACTTCACTGGGTACTGCGCCAGCACCTGTGGCGGGGACTTTCCTGTTTTTATCGGGTACACCGGGGGCGGATGGTGCGGCGGGTGTGACGGCGGCAACGCTGGTGGGTTCGGATACGCTGCCCCGCAAGGGCATGTATGCGCTGCGCGGCCAGGGCTGCGCCATTGCGCTGCTGGCGGACACGGATGACCCGACCCAGTGGAGCGTGCAGGTTGGGTTTGGGCTCTCGGAAAGTGTTTACATGATTCTGACCGGGCCGGCGGGGGATAATATTGCCAATGCCGTGACCGTGAAGGCCGAGGCGGGCATTGACAGTTATGCCGCCAAGCTGATGTTCGGTGATTGGATTTACTGGCCGGATCAGGCGAATGCGGTGATCAGGCTGGTGTCGCCGCAGGGGTTTGTGGCGGGGCGGTTGGCTAATCTTTCGCCTGAGCAGTCGCCGCTGAATAAGCCGCTTTATGGCGTGATCGGATCGCAGAAATCCGGCCAGCCGGGTGGTGCTACCGCGACGACCTATGCCAGTGCCGACCTCGCTGTGTTGCTGGGGGCGGGCATTGATGTGATTGCCAACCCACAGCCGGGCGGGGCTTATTGGGGCGTGCGGGGCGGGCATAATTCATCGTCGAACGCAGCCATTAATGGCGATAATTATACGCGGCTGACCAATTATATTGCCAGCACCTTGGCGGCGGGTATGGGCACTTATGTGGGGCAGTTGGTGAATGCCACGCTGTTTGGCAATGTGCGGGCGACGCTGCTGGCGTTTTTGAATGGGCTGCTCTCGCAAGGTTTGCTGGGCAGCACTGATGGCAGCCTGCCCTTTGCCGTGGTGTGCGACACCAGCAACAACCCGCAAAGCCGCACGGCGCTGGGGTATGTGCAGGCCGATGTGCAGGTGCGCTACCAGGCGATCAACGAGAAATTCATTGTGAATGTGCAGGGCGGGCAGACCGTCCAGGTAAGCACGCAGACCATCCAGAGCGCATGAAAACGGAGCAAGCGTGATGCCTTATAATACTTTTACCGTCGGCAGCGATTGCCAGCTGGTTGTGATGGGGCCTACTGGGCGCATCGACCTTGCGCATGTGACGGGGTTTGATGCCAACCAGGTGACTGTGCCCGTGCGTGTGGACCGGCTGGATGGCGTGCAGCTGGGCGCCGAGCTGCCCAAGGGGTGGACGGGCAGCTTTCTGCTCGATCGTGGCTCTTCGGCAGTGGATGATTTCATTGCCAGTATCGAGCAGGCCTATCAGGCCGGGCAGACGATCGGGACCGGGACGATTTATCAATATATTAACGAAACTAATGGTTCGGTTTCAACCTACCAGTTCAGCGGTGTGGTGTTTAAGTTGGCCTCGGCAGGCAGCTATCGTGGCGATGCGGCGGTGACGCAGAAGCTGGACTTCTTTGCCTCCAGCCGGACGCGCGTGTGATGAGCGTGATTGTAGAAGACCGGCGTGGGCGCCAGATTGCGCTGCGCAAATTGGGTGTGGTGGAACAGTTGCGTCTGTTTAAGTGCCTTGGGGCGGATTTGGCCGAGAACAAGGCCTATTTTGGCCTGGCCCGCCTGGCCGCCATGGTGTCGGCGATAGATGATGTGCCGGTGCCGTTTCCTGCTAATGAGCAGGGGCTTGAGGCGATTCTCGACCGGTTGGACGAGGATGGCGTTGAGGCGGTGGGTTTGGCGGCGGCCGAAATGGTACGTACTGACGTGCTGGCTGACGCGGGAAACTGAGCCGGCACCACGCGCTGATCGACTGTCTTTATCTGGTCGGGTGCGGGGTGCCTTATGAGGTTGCGTTGGGCCTCGATGAGGCCGAGCGGATTGCGCATGTGGTGATATTTGGCGAGTTTGGCGGGCGGCGGTTTGATTGGCTGTCGCTCTGCTGGCGCAACTGACGGTACTGCATGTGGCGCGGAGGTGGAATAAATGTCGCTAACCCTTGGCAGCGTGACGTTCCGGGACATGGAAGTGCCGGAGGCTATTTCGTTTGGTGGCCGGCAGGATGTTAATATTCAGCATTTGCTGGATGGTAACAGATTTGTCGAGGCACTGGGGAATGATGATGGGTTGATCTCATTTTCGGGCATTTTTACCGGCAATGATGCGATTGAACGGGCGCAGGCGCTCGACCTGGCACGCGAGCTTGGTCAGGTTTTGCCGCTGGCTTGGACTGGGTTTTATTATAGTGTCATCATAGACCGGTTTGAGGCGGAGTACCGGCGGCTGAATCTGATTCCGTTCACGATTGTCTGCGTGGTCGCGGACAACCCGATTGCAGACCTTGCCACCGCGGCGATTTCGGCGGTGAGTATGGTGGGTGATGATTTGTTGGCGGCTTCAGGTTTGGCCGTGGGCGCTGGAATTTCCAGCGGGTATTTCTCGGACCGGTCGCTTGCCGGGGTGAGCGCGTTGACGGGGGTGGTGAGCGCCTCTCTGGCAGCGGGCGGGGCGGCGTTGGTGGCGGGGGTTGGTGGCGTGAATGGCGCAGTGACATCCGAAGGGGCGATTTCTGCCATAGCCGGTCTTGTAACCGTGTCAGGGCAGGTTTCGGCGCAGGCGTGCGTGTATGGATATGCGAGCCGGGCGCTTACAAATATCGGATTGGGTGCAGCATGAATAATCTCATCATCGTGGTCTCGGGGGGCACCTTATTTGCCATTGCCGCGACATATTTGAATGATGCCACGCAATGGATACGCATTGCGCAGCTCAACAATATTTCCGATCCGGTGCTGCAGGGTGTGACCACCCTGGTGATTCCGCCCGTGAATGCCGCGGCGGGGGGAGGCTTGCCTGTATAACAAGACAGAGGCTGAGGTTCTGATCGCCGGCGTGCCGGTGCCGGGGCTGATTGCGGTGACGATTGATTCGGTCGGGCATTTCTCGGCGGATCGCTTCAGGCTGGCGTTTACCACAGCGCTGGTTCCTGGGTTTGATATCAGCTATTTCGCCGGACTTGGCGGCCAGCAGATTTCGATTGCCGTCTCGCAGGGGGGTGATGGATATGTGCCATTATTTACTGGCCTTATTGATAATATCAGGATTGATTTTCGCACGAATACGGCGGTGCTGAGTGGCCGGGATTTGTCGGCGCTGATGATCGACACTGATGTTGCAGAGTCGTTTTTGAACCAGACCGCCAGCCAGATTGCAACAACCATTGCGGCGCGGCACGGGCTGAACGCCCAGGTGACGGCGACAAAGGATTTGATTGGCCAGTATTATGATCTGGATCATGCGCGGACGATTTTAAGTCTTAGCTCCAAGATCACCAATGAATGGGGATTATTGTGCCAGCTTGCGCAGATTGAGGGGTATTACCTCGGAGTGACAGGCAGCACACTGATCTTTCAGCCTGAGACTGAGACGGTGGTGGCGACGTTGCCCAAAACGGCGTTTTCTCAGCTCGGGGTGGATATTGTTGCGGTCATACCGCAGGTTCGGCACATAAAATCATGGAACTGCCGGCAAAAGACGGCCGTGGATGTTTCGAGCGGCGCGGGGGGGCGGGTTGCTACCGGGATCAGGCCGAATTTGAATTCAGCAACAGCGCAGAGCATTGCAGAGACCGAGGTAGGGCTGCTGGTGCGCCAGGGAGCCCTGCTGACGGGGACCATGCCTGGTGAACTGACCATTCAGCCGGGCGTGCGGGTTGGGCTTTATGGCACATCTTCGTCATTCGACGCGACCTACGCGGTTGAGTCGGTGCGGCGCCAGGTTGATCAGAGGTCGGGCTTTCAGCAGATAATCCGGGCATTCCTGCTCACCACGTGAGGGGCAAATGGATCATATTTTTAACGTAATGAAGGCCAGTGCCGCAGCGTTGGACGGGCTTGGCGGGGTGCTGCGCTATGCGCTGGTGGCCAGCTATAATCCTGAGATTTATGCGGTGAAGGTGCGGTTTCAGCCCGAGGACGTGATGAGCGGATGGTTGCCCGTCGCAACCATATGGGCCGGGGCAGGCTGGGGCTTGGCGGCGCCGCCGCCGATTGGCGCGCAGGTTCTGGTGTTGTGCCAGGAGAATGATGCCGAGCAGGGCGTGATTATTGGCGTTTTGTGGTCGGCGGTCGATAGGCCGGTGACGGCGCCCGCGGGCGAGTTATGGCTGGTTCACCAGACGGGAAGTTTTGTGAAACTGACCGAGGACGGGAACATCTCGCTGCAGGCGGGGGTGGTGAATGTAACCGGAAATTTCGTGGTTTCGGGTGATATTTCAGATCAGGGCGGGCAGCATGGGACCTTGAGAAGTTTGCGCACCGCCTATGACGGGCATGTGCATAACCTGCCTCAAGGTGGCCAGACGAGTGTCACGCCGGAGGTTGTTTGATGGCTGATCTGGGTTTGGCGTTTGGTGGTGATTTGGCCATTGGGCCGACGGGTGATTTGGCATTAGCGGATGGCGCGGCGCTTAGCCAGCAGCGTGTGCTGCGCCGGTTGTTGACCAATCCTGGTGATTATATCTGGCAGTTGGCGTATGGCGCGGGGCTTGGGCAGTTTGTGGGCCAGCCTGGTGCGCCGAACATATTGGCGGGACTTGTTGTGCGCCAGATGCGCAATGAGACAGGTGTTGGACTATCGCCGGCACCGAAAGTTACGGCTGCGGCGGGTATTGATGGCAGCGTGACCATGTCTGTGAGTTACACTGATGCCGCGACACAACAGATTTCAACGCTGAATTTTACGGTGTAGCCCATGCAACTGTCTCTTTTGAATTTTTCCGCACTTGTGGAGCGGATGGCGGCTTCTGTGCAGGGGGCGGCGCAGGCGCTGATTGATTTGACCGTTGGCTCGGTATTGCGTGCGATTTTGGAAGCCAACGCCGCGATCGCGCTGTGGATGCAATGGCTGATTGTGCAGGTGTTGGCCGCGACGCGGCTTTCAACCAGCGCCGGTACTGATTGCGACAGCTTTGGTGCGGATTTTGGGTTTACACGATTGCCTGCTGTTGCTGCTGTGGGTGCGGTGATGTTTTCACGATTTACGCCGAACGGCGTGGCGATCATTCCGGTTGGAGCCGTTGTGTCGACCTCGCAAAATGCACAGTCTTTTGTGGTGGTGGCAGATACCGCCAACGCGGCGTTCAATGTGGCACAAGGCGCTTATGTAATTGCGCCGGGCCTTGGAAGCCTGAATGTGACTGTGGCGGCGACTAATCCTGGAAGCGCGGGCAACGTGCAGGCAGGAACAGTGACATTGCTGGGTACGGCGATTTCAGGGGTTGATATCGTTGCCAACACAAATTCTTTTACAGGTGGCATTGACGCGGAAAGCGACGCGGCATTCAAGGCGAGATTTGGTAACTATCTGGCCAGCCTTTCCAAGGCCACCAACACGGCCATTGGCAGTGCGATTAGCGCCGTGCAGCAGGGGTTGAGCTTTACCATCCAGGAAAATGTGGATCAGACCGGCGCCGTGCTGATGGGGCATTTTGTGGTGACGGTGGATGACGGCAGTGGTGATCCACCGGCCACGCTGATAAGTGCCGTGCAGCAGGTGGTTGATGAGATCAGGCCGGTGGGCACGAGCTTTGCGGTGCAGGCGCCGCGAGTTGTTGTGGCGAATGTCTCGATTACCATTGTCGCCTCGGCGCCCAGTTTGCGAAATACCGCAGTGGCAGCGGTTGGCAGTGCGGTGGCGGCCTATATTGGCGGGCTGCCTGTGGGGGCGACCATGAGTTATACCAAGCTTGCTCAGATTGCCTATGACGCGTCTTCTATCGTGGTAAATCTCTCCACCATGCTGCTCAATGGGCAGAGCGTGGATATTGTAGCGACGCCCTCGCAGGTTGTGCGGGCGGGAACCATAGCGGTATCATGACATGATTGGTGATGTGCAGGATTTTACTGGCCGGCTTCGCCAGCTTTTGCCGCAAAGCTGGTTTGGCGACGACGCGCCGGTATTGGGTGCGTTGCTGACCGGATTGGGGCAGGCATGGAGCGGTCTCTATGGACTTTTGGTGGGCGTAAAGGCGCAGGCGCGGATTGCCACTGCGAGTGGCATTTTTCTCGATATTGCCGCGCATGATTATTTCGGTGACGCGCTGCGCAGACGGACTGCAGAGGCTGACGGTGCTTATGGTGCGCGGATACGGGCGAATTTGTTGGCCCCCCGTGCGACGCGGACAGCTTTGGTTTCAGCCTTGCTGAATTTGACCGGGCGCGCGCCAGTTATATTTGAGCCGCGCAACATTGAAGACACGGGGGCCTATAATATCAATGCCGGGTATAATTGCGCCGGGGGTTACGGCTCGCTCGCCCTGCCCTACCAGTTTTTTGTGACTGCGTACCGGCCAGATGATACGCCGATGAGCAATGGCGGCGGTTATGGTGCCGGGCCGGGCGGGTATAATACTGCGCCGCTGTTTTACGCACAGATCACGGATTCCACCGGCTACATCGACGATACCGAAATCTATCAGATGATTTCGGATGTCATCCCGGCCACCAGCATTGCCTGGACGAAAATCTCGAACTGAGGAAAATAAATGGATCGCAACATTGTCTATCCCGGGAGCATCCCGCTGGATACTGATATTCTATATCCGAACCGGAATGCGATGATCGGGATTGCGGCGTTGACGGCTGCAACGCTGGGCTCGAACGTGGTGACGGATGGGTTGGCCTGCACGCCCACCAGCCCGGCCTCGTTGACCGTGATGGTGGGGCCGGGCAGTATTACGCAGCTCTCGCCCGTGGATGCCAATGCCTATGGCTCGCTGGCGGCTGATGTGACCGATCAGATTGTCAAAACCGGGGTCAATCTGCAATCGACCGGCTTTACCCTGACGGTGCCTGCGACGTCTGGTATGTCGATCAATTATCTGATCGAGGCGGCGTTTTCGGAGACAGATACGGTGCCGGTGGTGTTGCCTTATGTGAACGCCTCGAACCCGACCCAGGCGTTCTCGGGGCCGAATAACTCAGGCACGGCAGAGAACACGCAGCGTGTGCAACGCGTGCAGTTACAGGTGAAGCCGGGCACGGCGGCTTCATCGGGGACACAGACCACGCCGGCGGTCGATTCTGGTTGGGTCGGGCTGTATGTGGTGACGGTGAATTATGGGCAGACGGCGATAACCGCCAGCTCGATTGCGCTGGCGCCTGGCGCGCCGTTTCTGGCCTATAAACTGCCCAATTTGCGGCCCGGTTTTTCGGCGATGCAGGTGTTTACGTCATCGGGCAATTTTGTCGTGCCCAATGGCGTGACGAGTGCGCGGGTGACGGTGATTGGTGGCGGTGGTGCGGGTGGCTATCACAGCACCATGCCAAGCGGCGGCGGCGGGGCCGGGGGCGAGGCTTCTGGTGTGATTAGCAACCTGACGCCAGGTGCTGTGATTGCGGTGACCGTGGGGGCGGGCGGTGCGGCGCTGACCGCATACGGCAATGGCAATAATGGCGGCCAGTCGAGCTTTGGGGCTTATGTTACCGCAAATGGCGGTAATGGCGGCAATGGCGGCACGGCGACGGGGCTGGTTTCGAATGCCGGTGGTGTTGGCGGTTCGGCCTCGGGCGGGCAGGTGAACAGGGCTGGGTCTTACGGGACTGATGCGATTGTCGTGGCCTATCGCGGGGGGGATGGTGGCGGGCCGGGCAATGGGCGCGGCACCAGCGGGCCGCTTAATGGTATTGGTGCCGTTGGCTATGGCGGCGGTGGTGGTGGTGGTGGCTGCTCGACCGGTTCGAGCCCGACCGGATATGCGGGCGGGGCTGGTGCCGCT